GAGGAGGTCAATACGTAGGAAATGGACTACTGCGGACAGAAAAAAACCCTGCATCGGCAGGGTTTTATTTGAACGGCACCACTTATCAGAGCGTCATTTTCGCCAGACTGACGACCCCGATGAGGCGACAGTTTTCATTCACAGTGAACATCGGGTAGGCAGGGTTGAGCGCTTTAAGATAAAGCTGACCTGAGTCCTCTACCAGCTTTTTGAAGGTTGCCTCATTGCTCTCCGGCAGTTTAGCCACGACAAGCTTGCCGGGTGTTGGCTCGATTCCAGTATCAACCAAGATGAGCATACCTTCGGGGACGCTTTGGCCGACCGGTGCGGTCATCGAGTCCCCTCGGACGCGTAACCAGAATGCAGGCCCTTTCGCTTTGTAATCGGTCAACTCATATTCGTCAGCTGCGCCAGGCGCGTATGGTTCAGTTGCTTCAGCCCAGGCACCAGCACTGACCCAGCTTAGGACTGGATAGCGGTAGAGCCGATCCGGAGTCGGTTGCGGACTTGCTAGAGCGACTTCGGTCATTTCTGGGACGATTATTGCGAGGCCAGGGACCCCAAGAACCCCGAGAAGCTTGTTAATCGTTTCCAGTTTCGGCTCGCGCTTCCCGTTAAGCCAATGGCCTACGGCACCTTGGGTAACGCCCAGCCGCTCAGCCATCTGCTCTTGGCTAATGTCCTGGGCTTCCATGATTTTTTTCGCAATTTCATACCATTCGCTCATGCCCAAAATAATACAGGGCGTATTTTTGTGGGCAATCGACAGACTGTATTGAGCGCTTGCATGAAAAAAATACAAAGTGTATTGTCTCGGTCGAACATTGAGGAGGTTGCCATGAGCGCCCTGAGTACTGCTCGAAAAGCTGCGAATCTCACGCAGCAGGAACTTGCCGAAAAGGTAGGTATTACCCAAGCGGCGATCGGACATTACGAAACATTGAGGAGAACACCCAGGCTAGCCGATTGCCGCCGCATCGTTTCCGTTCTGCGGGCCTCGGGGGTTGAATGCAGTCTGGAGACGGTGTTCCCAGCAGACGAAATGGAAACCGAAGCGAAGTCTGCTGCTTAGCTTTGTTAGAACTACCGGGCCGGGGATCCTCTCACCACAAGACTCTTCCCGACCCAGACAGGCCAACGCATTGCGTTGAAGCTCCGCCGACCGGGATTTCTCACCACAAGAATCCAGATCGGCTCGAACGATGACCGTGCCGCACAGCACGTTTAGCACAGCACATCGGTCGTAGCTGAAGGATAAGGCGTGCCTTGCCCTCTGGCTACACCGTAAACAGGGGATTTACGGTTATGAGTCGCTCAGACCTTTTGCCGGACGCAGGTCCGGTCCTTTCATTGCGCCAAGCACTTTACCGCGCTGGCCGTGATTACAAGGGCGGTGTCACTGCCCTTGCCTTTGACATGGTTGTCGAGAACGACACCCTGCAGAAGAAACTCAAGCTTGATGAAGAACGCCGGTGGCTGACTCCGGATGAGCTGGAAGAGGTCATCCGGTTGACCGCCGATCCGCGCCTACTCGATGCGTTGGTACGACCGGCAGGGGCTGTCTGGTACAAACCAACGCCTGTTCCAGCGACAGGTGCTGCGCTTTTGGCGGTCGGCAGTTTGCTGCATGAAACCGGTGAGTTCGTTGCCAAGATGCACGACGGCGCCGCAGACAACGTCTGGGAGTTGCACGAGGTCATTGACCTGGAGAAGCACGGCGCGGATGTCATTCGCGAGATCCTCGGGATCATGGCAGGCGCCCGCAAAGCGATGGAGGATCGCCTCAATGGCTGACATCGCTGATATCGCTAACGACCACGCGCAATACTTGCTCGATAACGCTTTGCTGCGTCGAGCCCCCGCCGCAGCGCTGCCGAGTGCAGAGACCTGCGAGGATTGCGACGAACCTATCCCATTGCTCCGTCAGCAATCCATCGTCGGTTGCCAAACCTGTGTCCCTTGCCAGACGCTGCGGGAGCGGCGGAAATGACAGAGCGTTTGACCCAAAGCAGTATCGCGGTATGGGCTCGGCGCTACATCGAAACCTTCAACCTGGCTCTGGTTTATATCGAGCCGGGTGACAAGGCACCGAAAGGGTATGGTTGGAACAAGCCCGGCGGATACATCACGGACCCGAACGCCGCAGAGGCGTTCTGGACTTCGCACCCGCAATACAACATGGGCGTGGTCCTCGGCCCGAGCCGTGTTTGCTCGCTTGACGTAGACGATGTCGAATACACGCGCATGGTGCTGGCAGACCAACTGGGGTTGGATGTCGACGGTATGGCGGCTGTATACCCGACGGTGGTCGGCAACCCGGCGCGCTTCCGGATCCTGTTCGCTTTGCCGGAAGGACTGGACCTGTCGCGCCACTCGCTGGCCTGGCCGAATCCAAACGACCCTGATGGCTCAATCCATAAAGCCCTCATTCTCAAAGCCAACAGCGCGAAGGACGCGGGCGACACCGCACGCGAGAAGCTTTATCGCACCGAGGCGGAGCAGTATCGCCGCGTGACGGTGTTCGAGCTGCGGGCGGGGCTGGTTCAGGACGTCCTGCCGCCATCCATCCACCCTGGTACCGGTAAGCCCTATTACTGGCGCACGCCGCCGTCAGCGGACGGCTTGCCAGTGCTCACCAATGAGCTTCTGGCTATCTGGCAGAATTGGGACATCTTCAAGCGCGACGCCGAGGCGATGTGTCCTTGGGCGCCGAAGGCTGAAAAGCCCAAATCCAAACCGGCGCCCCGATCTGTGCCCGCTGCCGGTAAGCAGCCCTCGGTCATTGACGAGTTCAACCGGTGCCACGACGTGGGCGAGTTGCTGCGTGCACATGGCTACATCAAGCGCGGTAAGAAGTGGCTTTATCCCCAGTCCAGTACCGGCTTGCCGGGTATCACCATCACGGACGGCAAGGTGTATTCGCACCACGGGGCTGATCCTCTCGCGAACGGCCACCAGAACGATGCGTTCGAGGTGTTCTGTCTCCTCGAGCACAATGGTGATCAGTCGCGGGCCGTGAAGGAAGCTGCGCGCATGCTTGGCATGCAGACGTCGCGCTCGGTACCGCCCGAACTTCCCCCAGCCCCATCGCCCGAACCGGCCGCGCTTGATAGCGAATCCGCGGCGGCTCCTGCTGATACCGGGGGGGCGGGGGAGGGTTTAACACTCGATCAGGTGCTCCGCCGATTTGCGCTGGTTGAGGGCACGACCCACGTTTGGGACACCGACAAGTCGCGGGTGATGAAGAAATCTGCGTTTGAGGCGTTGGTGGGCAAGCCTCTGTGTAAGGAGTGGCTTGGGAGCACGACAAAAAAACTGATTGCTGATGATCAGGTGCGGGAGTTTGAGCAGGCCAAGAAGATGGCAGGCAAGAAGGGTAACGCCCTGGGCCTGGCACCGCTTGAGCGCTACGTGTACATCGACGGCACCAAGGACGTGTGGGATCGCGAGAAAAAGCGACGGGTGCCCGAAGGTGCGGTAAAGATGGCGCTTGGAGACGCCTACGCGCTGTGGCTGAACAGTGCTGAACGGCGCGTGGTGGACGTTGATCACATCGTTTTCGACCCGACGATGACTAAAGATCCATCCGTTTACATCAACACTTTTGAGGGGCTTCCACTCGAACCCGTTGATGATGACGAGGCGTGCGCGAACCTCCGCTGGCTCATTTCATTCCTCTGCAACCACGACGAGGACGCCACACGATGGTTGATTCGCTGGCTGGCATATCCCCTTCAGCACCTCGGCGCAAAAATGGACACCGCTGTGTTGATGCATTCGACAATGGAGGGTTCCGGTAAGAGCCTGTTATTCGCGGACACCTTCGGGGCTCTCTACGGCCAATACGCCGCAACGGTGGGGCAGACCCAGTTGGAGAGCAATTTCAACGCGTGGCAAAGCCGCAAGCTTTGGGCGGTATTCGAAGAGGTTGTCAGCCGAGACCAGCGTTACAACCAAGTGGGCAAGATCAAGCACCTTGTCACCGGCAAGACGGTTCGCATGGAGTCGAAGTTCATCAACGGCTGGGAAGAGTCCAACCACATGAACTCGGTGTTCTTGAGTAACGAGATTCTGCCGTGGCCGATCAGCGACAGTGATAGACGCATGCTCGCTATCTGGCCCATGGAGACATTGCCGGTGGAGCGCCAGAAGGCCATCGGCTCAGAGCTACAAAACGGAGGCGTTGCGGCGTTGTACGGTTGGTTGTTGCGGGTCGACCTCGGAGATTTCAATCAGCGCACGCGGCCTCCAAACACGCAGGCGCGGGAGCGTCTGGTCGCGCTCAGTCGCGCAGGTTGGCAAACGTTCCTTCAACTGTGGCGGATCGGAGATTTGGGTAAGGATCTTTGGGGCGTCTGCCTCACCAGCGATCTGTACGCACTGTTCATCGAGTGGTGCCACCGAAACAAAGAGCATGCGATGAGCCAGACGAAGTTCTCCTTGTTCCTGAGTTCGGAAGTCGAGAAGTCGCGCTCGATACCGTGGACGGAGGGCAATACGCGTAAGTTTGGGGCGTTCTTCTTTCCTGATGATCCAGAGGCTTCCCCAGCCCCATCGCTGAAAGCGGCCGCCCTGGGCGTTGCAGTCGAGACATGGCGTGCCAAGGCGAAGCTGGCCGGATGGAACGTGGAGTCGTGGGACCACGTCAAGGCGGCTGCAGCATGAGTACACCTAAAAGTGTGTGGGGTGTGTTGGCTGTGTGTCGGGTCGTTTTTGCTAACCCAACACATGATGAAACCGCTAAAACTGTGGCTCACAGCGCGTTGTGTCGGGTGTGTTGGGTTTACTGTCGCGCGTGCGCGTATGCGCATGGTTTTTTTGTCGGAATCCAGAGTGGAAGTTTTTCCCATACGAACCCTGAAAAACCCAACAAACCCAACACACTTAACACAATTCAGTTCAACTGCATGATTTACAAAGCTTTTTTTTGTGTTGGGTTTGTGTTGGGTATGGGTTTTTTGTGTTGGGTTGATCTTTTGCTTGGGGGGTGGTGGTAATGATCAAGGAAATTGAAGACCTGATGCGGCATTGGGGAGAGCAATTCGCCCGGTACGGCCTCGGGGCGGGAATTGGCAGCCAGATGGGAACAATCATGGAGTGGAAGGGCAGCGCGCCGCGTGGCACGCCGGGGTCTCGCGATATCAGTGGGGGAACCGGCATGGATTACATCGCGGGGGAGGTTGATGCAGCTGTCGCAAAACTGGAGCGTGGAAGCGACAAGGAAAAGGCGCTGGCAGTGCTCGCGATACAGCGGTACCTGTACCAAACGTCAATAAGGGAGCAGATGAGAGCGGTCGGCTTGGCAGAAGGGTCTGACCGGACCTATCGCAACCGCGTCACCCGGCTGCATCAACATGTGATGATCATCCTGGCCGATAGGAGCAGCGCTGTACGTGGCTCTGGCGCGCAGCTTCAACGTCACAGCTACTCGCGAGCAATGGCGGCGAAGCTTGGCAGGGCGCAGGCATGACCGTTTGTCGGGGTAGTTTGTCGTTTTGTGGTCGTATTGTTGTTGGATTCTGGTCACATTTTGGCCTACCGAAAATAGCCCCTTTTCGGTTTTTCCGGACACAGGTAAAAAGTCACCACGATCTGCGAGAACCGCTTAGGTAAACCGCACATTGAGCACAGTGCTGTGCAGCTTCATCGGCCATCCCCCAGGCCGTCATCAAACCCCGCTCCGGCGGGGTTTTCTTTTTCCGCCCGTTGGGTAGCCGCATTGGAGTATGAGCATGGGCGAGCCAGCAAGCACGACCGCATCTGTCGTTGTAGCCGGTGCCGCCGGTGCTGGATTCGGTGGCCTGATTGCGGGAGTTGATTCATTCGCCTGTATCGGCGCCTTGGCCGGTGCAATCGTCTTTTTCATGACAACGGAAGAGCTGCCGTTGTGGAAGCGTCTGGTGTTTTTCGTGGTGTCCGCAGTCATGGGCTACCTCATTGCCCCCGCGCTGGCCGACCTTGAGCTGTGGGGCATCCGGCCCTTCAGGTACTCGGGACCTGCTGCTTTTGGATCGGCGGCACTGGTGGTGACCATCGCATTAGGTGCGATCAAACGCGGAGGGAAGTTGACCGATCAGTCTGGAGGTCATGATGGATAACCCACTCATTGCCGCAGTACTCACGCAGGTAACTTTCTGGCTGTGCCTTGTCCTGTTTGTCAGGCTGTTCACGTTCAGGCGGCGAGGCGCTCGTTTCCGTCGAAACATGAGTGTTCTTGCCTGGCTGGTGATGTCGAGCAGCGCAGCCGCCATGGTCTACATCAGCAAAGGGTTGTTAGTGATCGACCCTAACACTTGGCCGTTGGTTTTGATGCTCGCGGTGTTCGTGGGGTCGGTGTGCCAAAGCAGTGGCAACCTCGCAAACGTCTGGAAGGACAGCTGATGGCCGCAATCGAAAAGACCAGCAGCGCTGCGCGAGGCTACGGCTATCGGTGGCAGCAATCCCGCGACGCTTTCCTGCGGCTCAATCCGTTGTGCTGCATGTGCTCGACCGACCAACGTCCAGTCGCGGCGACCATTGTTGACCACAAGATCGCGCCTCGCTTGAAGGATGCCAAGGCAAGCGCAGATCCCCAGCAAATCAAGACTGCCTGGAAGCTCTTCTGGAGCGAGTCGAACTGGCAACCTCTCTGCAAGTTGTGCCATGACTCGACCAAGCAGCGGCTTGAAAAGTCCGGGCGGATGGTTGGGTGTTCCGCTGATGGTAGACCGCTGGACCCGAACCACCACTGGAATCGGGGCAGGTAATCGGCGCGACCCCGCAGGCGAAATTTCGCACCGATTTGGTGCGATTGAAAACCCCAATGGGTAGGGGGGGTGAAAAAGTTTCTACCTATTCAACACTAGACCGCCCCTCGCCCTCTGTTCGCAAAATGCGGGAAAAATGGGAGGGGGGGGTATCGACATTTCAGAGGTGAGACATGGCAGGAAATGGAAATTCCGGGCGTCCCGGCAAGCCTCCGGCGCTGCACGTCCTGCAGGGTAATCGCAGCAAGAAGAACTTCGACGAACTGATCGAAGAGATCAAGGCACCCGCCGTTCCGGTCGTGGCGCCGCCAATGCCAAGCGTGCTCAGCGATGACGCAGTTGCCGAATGGGAGCGACTCGTTCCGGACCTCATCGCGCTGGGGCTGGTGTCGACGCTGGATCAGATGGCGCTGGCGAGCTACTGCCAGGCGTATGCGGACTGGCTGCGGTACCAGCGGCTGATCGCGAAGCGCAACGCGGAGTCGGCTGACGAGCTGGGCGGCGATGTTCAAACCTTCAAGACCGGCGCGCAGCAGATGCACGTCCTGCGGCAATTGGCGAACGACGCTGAAAAACGCGCGAATGCCGCTGGCGCGCAGTTCGGGTTTTCACCCATGGCCCGCCGGAATCTGAAAACGGCCCCGGCGCCACAAGGTGAGCTTTTCCCGAATGAACAACGAGACGCCGCAAGCCGATACTTCAGTTGACCGGGTCGCGGCCTACGCGCATGCCGTCCTCGCGGGCGAGATCGTTGCCGGGCCGGATGTTCGCAATGCCTGCTCGAGGCATTTGCGAGACCTGCAGTACGGCTCGGAACGTGGGCTGATCTGGGATCAGGAAACGGCGAACCGAGCGATCGGTTTTTTTGAGGAAGTGCTCTGCCTCAATGGCGGCGAGTATGAGGGGATGCCGTTTTTCCTCGCGCCGTGGCAAGCCTTCATTGTCGGCAGCTTGTTTGGTTGGATGACCGACGACGGTTACCGCCGCTTTCGCCTGGCGTACATCGAAACGGGCAAAGGGTCTGGGAAAAGCCCGCTGGTAGCAGGCATCGGCCTCTACGGCCTGGCCGCTGATGGTGAAAATCGAGCCGAGATCTATGCCGCGGCGACCAAGCACGATCAGGCGATGATCCTGTTTCGCGATGCCGTCTCGATGGTGAACATGTCGCCGCACATGAGAAGCCGGATCGTGCAGTCCGGGCGAAACGAGAAGGTGTGGAACCTCTACTACCCCAACACCAAGTCGTTCTTCAAACCCATCAGTGCGGACGAAGGCCAGTCCGGCCCGCGGCCTCA